AAGAGCTTTATAACTCCGTAAAGAAATTATTTGGTTCAACAGAAAGCATGTCATCGAGCTATCATGCTTTCTTAGCCTCGTGTGCGCTTCGCGCCACGAGCTTTAAATCAGAAAAATCATCTGTACAGAGAATATATGTCTTATAAGATGTATATCTCTTACAGAATTTTATAGCTTATAATTAACTATAAAAATCTAAAGGTGCCTATATGTTTAAGAAACCACAACGTAGAGTTAATTATCTTAATAATCATGATATATTAGCTGAAATACATAAGTCAAAAATGTCTTATTGTTCTTACAACGATGAGAAATATTATAACTACGATGTTATTTTAAATGACGTTAATGATATAAGTTATGAACTAGCTGAAAACTTAGTTCCTAGTCGAGTAAAACGACTAAACGAGATTATTATCAGACAATATCAATCTAAAAATAACTGTACTGCTAGAACTGCACTAAATGCATGTACCACTCAAAATTTGTTGGTTCTGGAGCAAGATGTTGCGCCAAATGATGTAGTGTTTAGAATTATGACTACTGAACATATCCCAGACGAATATTTAATGACTGATCGTTCAAGAAACATGAAATTAAATTTTAATTCATTTAAACATTTTGTTATTGATAATTCAGGTGATTTGCAGGAAGTTGCTAGGTCTCATTGGGTTGGAACGTTTGATAACGGTGAATTTAGTATTGATCATGGATATCTAACAAATAAACTAGGAAAGATGTTTATTATGTTAACTGATAAAATTGCAACTAAACCAAATTATCGTGGTTATACTTTTATCGACGAAATGAAGGCTGATGCTAGATTTCAGTTAACAAAGAACGCATTACTTTTTAATGAATCTCAAACACCAAATAAAGTAATTAAAAAGATGCATAATTTAGAAAAAAGTGCAGCACCTAATCCTTTTGCATATTATACCACTATTGTTAATAATTCATTTAAAGCTATTCTAAATTCTGAAAAGCGTATTCGTGATTTTCGTGATGATATTCTAGAAGAAATGGGATTTACTCCTAGCACTACTAGACAAAACGATATGGAACAACGTATGCTAGAACAAAAGGAACAGAAAAATAATGGTATTCAATAAAACTGTAATGTTTACTGATATACATTTAGGGTTAAAAGGTAACAGTCAAGAGCACAATAAAATGTGCCTTGAATTTGTTGACTGGATGATTACTGAAGCTAAAGAATTTGGTGCTGAGACTTGTATGTTTTTGGGAGATTTATTCCATCAGCGTAATTCTATTAATGTTCTCACATTTGATTATGGTATTAAATTAATGGAAAAGCTGTCTGAAAACTTTAAACAAGTAATTATGATTGTTGGTAATCATGATTTATTTTATAGAAGTTCAAGAAATGTTCATAGTATAGGATTTGCAAAGAAATACAACAATATTAATGTTGTTGATGAAATTACTAAAATAGATGATTGTTTATTCTTGCCTTTCTTAGTTAAAGACGAATACAAAGAACTTGATCTTAGCAATATCAAATATGTATTTGGGCATTTAGAATTACCAGGCTATATGCTTAATAATATGATTGAAATGCCTGATCATGGAAGAGAGACGCAAGACATGTTTAATTCATGTCAATATGTGTTTAGTGGGCATTTTCATAAACGTCAAGTCAAGGTTCTTCAATCAAAAACTGAAATACATTACATAGGTAACACGTTCCCTCATAATTTTAGTGATTCATGGGATGATAACCGTGGTATTGTATTATTTGAAAATACAAAAACACCAATCTATAAGAATTGGTTAAATTGTCCGAAATATAAAGATGGCTCATTAAGCAATATATTAAGAGATCACCAAACATATTGCGGATATAGAACTACATTAAAAGCGGTGCTTGATGTTGATATCCAAATTGAAGATATTAATTATATCCGTGAAACATTACGTCAGAAATATAAAATGACTGACTTTATTGTTCGAGGAAGTTCAAATGCATTTGATTCTGAGTTCGAGGATGAATCAGAAATACTAAGTGTAGATCAAGTAGTTAATGAACAAATTACTAAATTAGAAACAACACTAGATAAAAACTTATTACTAGAAATTTATAATTCTTTATGAGGTACAAATGCTAAAATTTAAACTAATCGCTATGAAAAATTTTCTTAGTTTTGGTAATGTACCACAAGTAGTTGATTTGCAACACACACCATTAAGTATTATTGTTGGTATTAATAATGACGCTAGTACTGATGACGAAACTCGTAACGGTGTTGGTAAATCATCACTCATTCAAGCGATGCATTTTGCTTTGTTTGGTAAGAGCATTGATAATAAAATCAAATTAGCAAATCTAGTAAACAAAACTAATAAAAAGAATTGTATTGTTCAACTAACATTTGAAAAAAATGGTATCGAATATCAAATTGAGCGTTCTCGTAATCCAACTAATCTTATTTTTAAGGTAAATGGAAAAGAACTTGAAAACGACGAGGCACAGGGAGAAAATAAAGAAACACAACGTGAAATTGAAAATATACTAGGAATGTCACAAGATGTATTCTCGCAAATTATAACATTAACTACTAACACTGAACCTTTTCTAGCATTAAGCACAACCAAACAGCGTGTTATAATTGATGAATTATTTACAATTACTCAGTTAACTGAAAAAGCTGAAAAATTAAAAGAAGCACAAAAACAAACAAAAGATTTAATAGCTAATGAAACTTTTAGATTACAAACATTAGAGCAAACAAACGAAAAAATTCATACTGCTATTGAATTAGCAATTAAATCAAGTACTGATTACGAGGATAAACAAAACAGAACTATAGAAGAGCTAACAAAAGAATACAATGCATTAAAAGATTTTGATATACACAGTGAAATATCTGATTTTATTGCGGGAAATGCTATCAAACAAAAGAATACAGAAATTTCTGAATGTGAAAGAGATGCTGTTAGCATGTATAACAGATTTACTGCATGGTCAATTGAGCAAGAAAATGCAATTAATAAATGCAAAGATGAATTATATGCATTAGATTCTATTAATATTCAAGATGAATTAGATAATCATGAATATAATCTAAGAATTCAAGAAAATATAAACACTAATAAGGCAATTGATGTTGACATTTTACATTTTACAAAACAAAAGAAATCAATTGAAATTATTGTTAAAGAATATGCATCTAAAGTAACTAGCATTGAATCTGAATTAAATAATACACATGATGAGCACTGCCCATTGTGTGGAAGCACAATAGATATAGAAAAGCATAGAGAAATTTTAGAATCAACTAAAGGTAATCTAGAAAAATATACTAACTTATTAAAAGAAAAAGAACATGAATTACAGATAATTTCTAATACCATTAAAAATCTTGAATTAAGTAAGGTTACTATAGATCAACCAAAGAGTACAACGTATAAAGATAAAGCAACAGCTCAAACACATGAATATACACTAAAATTACTCAATGATAAACTACAAGAATTAATAAAACAAAGTAATCCATATGATTCGCAATTAATTGATATTACTACGAAATTAGAATCTTTAGGAACTAAAGAAGTAGAAATACAAAGTAAGTGGAAATCTGAGTCAGAAATACATCTAGCAGCCCAATATATCAATTCATTGCTAGTTAAAATTGATGATGAATTGAAACGAACTAATCCTTATGTTGCACAAATTGAACAATTAAAAGATGCATTACAAGTTATTGATTCTACTGAACTAAATCGTTATCGTTCTTTGCAAGAGCACCAAGAATTTTTAATCAAGTTACTCACTGATAAAAACTCTTATGTTCGCAAGATGATAATTAATCAAAATTTGGCATTTTTAAATGATAGATTAAAACATTATATAGAAAAATCATCATCATTGCATGTTGTTAGATTTGAAAATGATCTTTCAGTTAATATTACTAAATTTGGTGAATCGTACGATTATGATAATTTATCTCGTGGTGAAAAAACCCGCATAATTATATCGTTATCATTAGCGTTTAGAGATATGTTTGAATCGTTGAATTTCCCAACAAATTCGTTAATGATTGATGAATTTCTTGATAATGGTTTAGATGCTGTTGGTGTTAAAGCATGTTATGATATAATCAATTCAATCTCTCAGCATAACAAGAATTGCTTCTTGATTACTCACCGAGAAGAGATTAAAAATAAATGTCCTACTACAGTGACTATTACTATGGAAGGTGGTTTTAGTACTGTTGTTCAAGAGAGTGAGGCGTAAGCCTCACTTTTATCATTTCTAAAGAAATCGATAAATACCATATAATTTAAAAATATGGAAATTTCGCGATGACTGACTTTAGCTTTACCTCAAGTACTATTTCTGATACTACTCAGAAAAAGATCGCTATTGATTTTCTACCTGAATGGGCACAGCAAACAGAGCAAATTCAGAAGTTTTTCGATGGCGCAATTCAGCAATGGTTTACTCCTGAAAGTAATGAAGCCATTAATGGTTATATTGGTACTAAGGGCTCTGCTGATAAATCAAAACTGTTCATTGACGAACAAGATCCATTACGTAACGAATATCAACTATCACCTGCTTATGTTAGTAAATCTGATTCAAATACTATTCTAGGGAATTTGCACTATCAAGATTTGATTGATAATTTAAAGAATGAAGGTGCATTAACTGATAACGAATCAAGATTGCTACAAGGGTCTTTTTATTCTTGGGCGCCTCCTATTAATCCTGATATGTTTGTTAATTATTCAAACTATTATTGGGATACTGAAAACGAAAGTTCAATTAATACTCCTTATTATATTGTTATGGAACGTGGTAGTATTGATGGGAACTTGTGGAGCGCATTTAACTACTGGTATTATATATCAAATACTGATGTAACTATTGATAGTATCAATAGTGGACGTTTTGTTCAAGCAACTAGACCTATAATTCAATTTGTTAAAAATATTGAATTATATGATTTTGGACGTTATGCTCGTACTCCTGTTGACTTGGTATCAGAAACTGTAGTACCACAAGATATTATGTTTAGAAATCTATCTGATAATATTAAAATTGATGATGAGTACATTAAAGCAGGAGATAGAATTCTATTCACTAGTATTAGTACTAATAAAGGTGAGAATAACAGAGTTTATGTAGTTACTACTGAAACTATTAATAGTGTTGATGTTTATGGATTATATCTAGACCCAACTGAATTTAGTTCAACTCGTCCAACGGGCGAACCAGTACAGTATGATACTATTCGAGTAAAACGTGGTACTACTTATAAGAATAAAATATTATGGTGGAATGGTTCAAATTGGGCATCAGGGCAACAAAAAACTAGTATCAATCAAAATATCAATTTTAACCTGTATAATTCAAGCTATACTGCATTGGATGACACTAGTGAATACCCAAACAGCACTTTTGCTGGAAACACTGTATTCACGTATTATAACGGTTCTACGTACACATACGATAATACCTTAAATCGCAATGTTACTTATGATACTGATGGTAATATCTTATATTATAATGCAATGCAGGCTGAGACTTATTACTATAACACTTCATCAATAATTGAAGATGTTCGTTTTTATAAAGTACTAGGTGCTACTCAAGTTTCTGATGCTTATTATACAGACTGGAGAAAAGCTAGTTCACCATTACAGCAATACATGACTACTAGTACTGCTGCAAAATATTCAACTGATGATTCACAAATAACAACTTTTACTTATGATTATTCGTTGCCAGTGGTTCCTAGTAGTACCAAATATAATGCAGTAAAAGTATCAGTTGACGGTTCAAACTTGAACTACAACAATACAGCCACTAATTTTAGTGATCTAGATACTAATGAATTTTATTATTCTAATAATGTTGCTCATATTAATTATGATTTAAGTACAAATTCGTATGTAAAAATTTCAGCAATTGGGGATACTATATTAGATTCAAATGCAGTGTATGAAATCCCTTACAACCTAAGCAATAATGCTAATAATGAAAGTATCAGTATTATTAATAGTTCAGTGTTGATTTACCATTTTATGAGTATTATATCAAATCAAGATGGTATTACTGGCTCACCATATGGTGTTAATAACTTTAATAATACAGTTCGTGATATTTCAAAAGGTACTGAAATTGTTCAGCATGGTTCTTCATTACTGCCATTAATGGCTCATTATACAGCTAAACAGTTGAATATTGTTGATTCTATTAATTATAGTAAGGTTAATTATAATCAATATCGAAATAAATTTATCCAATTAATGAATACTCTTGTAAGTACTGATACTTCATCTGATACTGTGCTTTGCCAAGAAATTCTTTCACAGATTACCTTGAGTAAAACATCAGAATTTCCATTCTGGTTGAGTTCAATGGCTGATTCATTAATTGATAACTCATATATGCCATGCACCCCAGCATATCTAGGTATTACTGATGTTCATGTTCCTAAAACACTTGTACAGCTCGATTTAAATGGAACTGGTACATCGTTATATAATATTAACCATATGGGGCAATTATCAAAGGCTTATAGTACTTTAAATTCTGGCACTATTATCCAAGATAGACGTGATAATATTCTCTATATTTTAGAAATGAGTATCTATAATTCTATTAATACTTCTTATAGACAGTATGATAGAATTCTTCCTTATTCAGTTTATGATATTAAGCCTAATTTGTTTAGAAATACTAATTTTTCAAAAGATGAATATAAAAATTTAGTACTCCGTTCATTTAAACAGTGGGCATATGATAACTCAGTTGATGTATATACTAATAATGACTTTGTTCAAGAAAATTGGAAGACATATAATTATAGCTCATGTACCTATCATATAGATAATTCACCTGTGTCTGGTTCTTGGAGAGCTATATACTTAGACTATTTTGATACCACAACACCTCATACTACACCATGGGCTATGTTAGGTTTTTCAATTAAACCAACTTGGTGGGATACTGTATATTCTGATTTTATTGTTGTTGGAACTCAGAATGTTTATACTAGTGCATCAATGTGGGCTGATATTGAAACTGGAACTATTCGCCAAGGTAACAGAGCTGGTATTGATTCTAGATTTGCACGACCTGGTATTTCAACTTATATTCCATATGATTTTATTACTGGAACTTTATATGCTCCATGGACTGCACCAGCTGGAATGAATCCATTAATAAATGCTAAGCCATCATATGCCAACGCTGCGGTTGATTGGAAAATTGGTGATATTGGTTCTATTGAATATAGTTATATGCAAAGTACATTCTATAAATTTGAAGAATGTATTGGATTATATCTTGCTCAACCTGCTAAATTCTGTAGTTACTTTTGGGATACTGCTAATTATTCTGTCACTAAAGTAAATGGCGTTACTGAGTTTATTAATACAACAACAAAGAAACGATTAGCATTTAATTCTAATATGTCTGTTCATGGAGAAGATGATGTTGCAGTATACGGGTATCAAACTTGGGTATCTGATTATTTAAAAAGCCAGCATTATGATATTACAACCTCTTACGGAAGATTGATTAGAGGTTCGAAACCACAATTAATGCATCGCATTGGTGGTTTTAGTACTGAAACTGCATTAACCTTTAGTTCTGATAGTTTCGGCTTAATTCCTTCTGAAAATGCTACAGTAAAACTGATAAAATCAGCGCCAAGATCTCAAGCATCGTATAGCGCAATTAGAATTGATAAAACTAATGGTTTATATAAGGTAAGTGGTTTTAATAATAAAGATAATTATTTTACATATTGCACACCACTAAAATCAGGAATTAAATATTCAAATATAATCAATAATGTAACAGTAACTGATTATAAAGAATTTAAAGGTACTAGTATCATCGATTATGATACTACATTTACTTCTATTCAGGATGTATATCAATTTATTATTGGATATGGTAATTACCTTGTTCAAAATGGATGGATTTTTGAAGATTTAGATTCAAGTACTGGTACTGTATTTGACTGGCATGCTATTGGCGATTTATTCTTGGAATGGGTATCTGGTAAACCGCAAGATGGAACATATATCACATTAACACCATCTGCTAAAGCTGTTAAATTTGGTAGTACATTTGGATTTATTGATAATGTTGGAACATACAACGGTGGATTGTGGTCAATAATTGACGAAAACTACAATTCAATTAGTACAGCTGAAATTGACATTGTTCGATTAGGAAATGTGATTGTATTACGTGTTCTTGATGCAGTTGATAAAAAATTAATGTCAGTTCGTTTAAATGTTGTTGAATTTGAACATGCTGTAATATTTGATAATACCACAATTTTCAATAATACAATTTATCTCCCAATTTACGGTTTATACCAACGTCGAATGAAGATTAATGGTACAATTACTAGTAGCTGGAATGGAAGACTAGAAGCTCCAGGTTATATGATCGTTGATAATACAACGATGCCAAACTTTGAAAAATTAGTAAATGATTTTATTCATTATTATGATTCAGAAAACCCACAAGTATCATTAAATGTATCTGATTTATCAAAACACTTAATTGGATACCAAACACGTGATTTCTTAGTTAATTTGATCAGTACTGAAGCAAATCGTTTCTCGTTTTATAAAGGTTATATTAGAGAAAAAGGAACAAAACAAGCATTTGATAAAGTTCTTCGTGTTGTTGCAAGTACTGAAAATACGCAAGATTATAAAGTATTTGAAGAATGGGCTATAAAGGTTGGTGAATATGGTAATATAAAAAATACCAAAGCACTTGAATTTAATATTAAACAATCAGACATTAAACAAGACCCACAATTAGTGACATATGATGAGAGTTTAACTTCGGATAGCGCTACTGATAATGTTATTACTTATTTTGGATCAAAAGGTGTTGATGATAGATGGATTACACGCCCAAGTGGTTCAATGAGTTTTCCTGTCATCCAAAGAAACACACATTTTATTGATATACCATCATTTGGTCCTATTAATGTTAATGAGATATCGTTTATTACTGAAGATTTTAGTTCAATTAATACTGATAGACTTAGTTATGTTAAGAAGAACGGAAGTGTTCCTACTTCGGTATGGATGCTAAACAATAATGGATCTTGGGAATTATTTGATATTGTTGATACTGGTTTATTAGTAACATCTGTAGTTGTTGATGGTGCAAATAATATTAGTACTATCACTGTTACTGGAGCTATTAATATTGCTAATGATACTGCTATTTTTATTAATGATCCAAGTAGTACCACTAGTAACATTAATATTGATACTTTTTGGTATTATAATTCAGATAACCCAAATAATCAAATAACCTATAGTGGTGTATTAAGTGAATTAACTTATACATCTAATTATCCAAAATTATACAAATACGTTAACAGATTTAGTACATCAGATGCAAAAGCACAATTTGTTAGTTCTAGAAATTCATATGTTCCTAATAATACACATTTCATTAAACCAGTTGTTTATAATAAAGGCACTGATTTAACTGAAACATACTTAAATGTATGGGACCCTTTGCAAGGTATGATTCCAGGTTCTGCTGCATCTGAAATTACATTTATTTCACAAAATGATCCTGCATTATACAACAACGAAGATTCTAATGCAACAGCATGGGGAGCTTCTCATGTTGGTGAAGTATGGTGGGATACTAGCACTGCTAGATATTTGGATTATACTGAAACAACAGTGTTAAGTGATTCTGATAGAGATGAATATATAAGAAAGCAATGGGGTGCAACATTACCAGGTAGTTCTATTGACGTTTATGAATGGGTTAAATCACCAGTACAACCTTCAGAATGGGATAATTATGTAAATTCACAAGATAGTACAAATAAATCATCTAGTACTTATCTACCAAGTGGAACTGCAAACCAAGAATATTGGTCAAGTATCCAAGAATATGATTATAGCATAGCTGACTATAAAACCTATTATTATTTCTGGGTAAAAGATTCAATTTATGTACCAGAGGTAAGTACTCGCTATAAAAGTATATCAGAAATTGCAAACGTGATTAAGGACCCAACTGCTCTTAATATTCCATGGTTTGCAGCGATTAATTCTAATAAATTTATTGTTAGTGGTTTAGTTGATTTAATTGATGAGAATACTTCAGTACTGCAATTAAAATATAAGGTTAAAGATACTGAAGGTGTAAAACATAGTCAATGGTTATTGATGAAAGAAAAAGATACCTATGAAGTTGATAGTACTTTGTGGGATAACATGGTAAACAGTTTATGTGCGTCTGATGAATCAGGAAATTTATTAAAATATCCAAGTACTGATTTAGGTAATACTAATAGTACAGTATGGTTTAAAGATGTTCTAAGTGCTCGTAAAATCTTAGTGCAAAGTATCAATAAAATACTTGGTTCAACTAGCATTTTAAGTGATACTTATTATAGCTCAAATATTTTAAATTATAGTTCATTATATGTTAATCCGTATTCATTTGAAACATCAGTTGTTACTTATAATTCAACATATATGTTGAAAATTTCAAATCCAACATATTTCAGTGAAAATGATGCAATTGTATTGAGTACTACTGGAACATTACCAACTCCGTTAAATGCAAATCAAACATATTATCTACATATTGTTGATTCAATACAAGGTATTTTTAGATTAAAAGCAACTAATAACTCAAAAGCATATTTTAATATCACATCAAAAGGCGCTGGGCAACTATATTGCACCAAAACTAATGATATTAATACTTCTGATAGTGATTTGTCATATAAAATGACTGATTATTGGGGTACATCTGATTGGTATAGTAATGGGTATAGTTCAAATACACCATATATTGAGTATTATGATTTAACCTCAGTAAGAATGAAGGATCATGTTATTGGTGATGTTATTAGAATAACAGACCAGAGTACTTCTTCTTGGGAGTTATATACTCTAACATATTCACGTGGTGCATTAGTATGGAGTTCTATTGGAAAGAGTGCCTCTACTGTTCAGTTTAATAGCAAACTCTATAGTGGGTATTCAGTACTTGATAATTCAGGTAACGTTACTAATATTGAATTCAGAACTAGAAAAATTATTAGATTATTACTATCATCATTAACATCTTATGGTAGTTTAATATTCTTTGACTTAATGAAATATGTACACAGTGAACAATCTATTGTTGCTTGGGCTAATAAAACCTCTTATATTAGTATTACTGGTATTAGCCAAACACTAACAAGTTCAACATTAAGTAATTCTGATACTTTTAGTGATGCATTGACATATTTTACTGAAGTTAAACCATACAGAACTAAAATTCGTCAGCTAATTACTCAACGGACTTCAGATTCTGATACTGCAAATGTTAGTGCTATTGATAGTGATCCTAATAGCACATACCAAACTGCATTAAGTTCTATGAATTATGATGGGACTGCGCAAAATTTTAATACAATTGAGCGTTCTTTTAGACAACAACTAGATATCTTAAATTTTGATATTGTTTCAAACAATATTAACAGTAATCTTAATAATGAATCATATTATCTAAGTACTTATTATGATTATTTTAAACAAGATTACCAAGATAATTCAAATCTTGCAACCCTGGTTGTTTCTAATGCTGGAAGTTCAATTTTTAACGGTACATATACTGAAGTACTTGAAAACATTCCATCATTTAGCTCATTTAGAAATATATTAGCTGCAAAAATTGCAGTTGATGAAAATAAAACTGTTTATAAAAATTCAAATAACTGTTTTATTTGGTATCTATACAATTATGGCTGGGTAATGAGTACTGTTGATTCAAGTGTTGTATATTATGTTGATTATTATGCTAGTACTGTTGAAAATTCAGAAATTGAAGATGTCCAAACCTGGGCTCAAAATATAAGTTCAACATTAGTTAAGAATAATATTGGTATTAGTAATATTACTGCTAGAACAATAAAAAATACTAAAACCTTTAATACAAATCCTTTTTCTAATAATACCAATTGGCTAAAAGATCAAATCCAAACCCAATTAATCCAAGAGATGAATTTATTATTACCATATGATAGTACTTCTATTATTAAAGATAATGCTAATAGCATCTTTAAATCTCTTACTAGTGATGGTTATTATTTTGATGTTAAAGCTGTTAAGACTTTATTTAACACACTAGATGAAACAATATTAAGTTCAGCAATTGCTAATGCAATGAGTTCTCAAGCTGAGATTATTGAGTACTTCAATAACGCTGCAAATCGTATAGTAATGAATAATAATTCAATTTCACGAGATGAATTGAATTATGATTTAGGTATAGGATTTAAAGGTGTTCATTTATCAAATAATTCAAATTATAGAGTATCACCTGGTTTTAGTAGTTCATTAGATGAAAGTATTCTTAATTTTGATGTTGACTACGGTATATATTTAAAAAATGGAACAATCCAAGTTGGTAGCCCTAAAGGTTCACTAGATGTTGATTATCTACAAGATGATTATTTTGAATTTAGCGGATATGGTTTGTTTACTTGGGACTTAAACACAAATACTGATAATACTACTAATATTGGCTCATTAAACGATAATGCTTATTATGCTCAAAACGAACAATTAAATGATCCAATGGGTTTAACTAGTGGATATATTGATGATTTAGCAGCATATGATCAAAGTGGATTTGAAGATGCTACCACTGAAATGATTTTTGAATCAGTGAGTTCAAGTAATTGTTACACTAGCGATACTTCAGCGTTAGCAGTGAATAGTGGAATTTTTACTAATATGTATGATATAACTTCGCTATTACATAATAATCAATTTAGCACAATTAAAGCTACTATATCTAGATTATCACCTGATATGTTAGCAGATGTTGATTATGGTATATATCATGGCACTGGTGTTACAACTGATACCTATGGTATATTAAATGAAGATTTTAAATTACATACAGATTTCGTTGGAACAAATGATGACGATATTGAAATTGATTTAAATCAATCATTTGCTGATAGTTATAATGTAAATGTTGGTGATTTTAGTGTTGAATGTGATGTAATGCAACATCCCAAGAATAAAAATGTAGCTATTGTGTCATTACCAAGAAAATTAAGTTATCTGTATAGTAACTGGATTTCAAATACTGCAATTACTGAATCTGATTACAATTTATATCATAAACGTAGTAAATTCCCATTTGTTATTGATTATGAATATTTTAATCAATCAAGTACTATTTTAAGAATACAAGATCATCAATTTGTTGATAACGATACTGCTATGATTTGCTATAACTTATCAAATAGCACTAGTTACAATGATATTGCGTGGGTAAATATTCGAGTAATTGATAAAAACTATATTACTTTTGACATTGATTCAAACGATAATGTTATTACTTCACCAAATTATGGTATACCAGAAGAATCTAAAAATAAAATTAAGGTTCAAGGTACTATTTTTAGAGTTAATAAAATACCACAAGGATGTGATATTAAATTTAACGTTATGAATTATGAAACAATGTTTGATAGAAATGTTAGTGGTGGTTCATTAGAATATACTTATAATAATTCATCAATTAATACATACGATTTTGTTGGATTTGATAATAGAGAACCATTTAAATTAAATGATAATACAGTTGAATATATAAGTAATAAACCATCAGTTGATTCAATGTTTGATAATGCATCAGCTACTGATTCAGCAGTTACATTTACTTTAGGAAATTAAAAAGAGCCCTTCGGGGCTCTTTATGAGAGGAAAATGCATGAGTACTGGAATCATAATACCAAATACCCCAACGCCTGTTGTTCTATCTGATCAAACAAGTGTGACTTCTCCTATAGCTGCTGAGAATTGGTATATAGGAGATGTAACCTGTATTACTAAATCACAAGCAAAACATGAAGCAATAAACTCTATGGACTTTGATGCTAAATTAGCATACATGAAATCACAATTTGATGCATCATATAATTACATTCCTGAATCTGATGATCAGGTATCATCATGGGGATTTAGCCGTCCAGGTTATGAAGCTAATTCAGCAAGAGAACGTTTAGATATTCAAACGCAAGATTCAGTTCAAATTAGTTTAAATATAACTCATAGTTCTAGTACCTATAATTATGTACTAGAAAAAAATTCAACTTCACCAACTGATGTACTATTTAAGTATACTGAAGCTGCTAGTGGCACTTTAGTTAATGATTTAAAATATAACGATATTATAATTACCACTTCAATTACATCAAAAGATGCATTTGATACATCAGGGTATTTAAAGATTGGTGATGAAATTATAAAATATAGTTTATTGTCATATGATACTGGAAATTACGTGTTTAGTGGAATTTATCGTGGTACTAAATGTACTGTTGAAACAACAAAAATTCCATCAGGTACTAGATTTTATCTATTAAAACGTTTAGCTTGTACCTCAGCAATAGCATATGATGATTTGGATTATCTATATAGTGCTCAAAGTAATTTCTTAGGTACAAATTTAGAAAACTAAGATAAATATAGATATAAAAGAATTTTAAGGAAAATGTATGAATGAGTCAATGGGTGAATTTCGTTTAGGTATTATTGCTAAGGGGTATGTAAAAATTACCGATGTTAATACTGGTGAAGTGCTAGTTGATGGTTGTAATGATATAAACCCTGAAAATTTATCATACGCGATTGCGCAATCATTATGCGCTGAAACTGCACTTGATGGTGGAATTTTAGGTTCAATTTATCAAATGCGTTTTGGTAATGGTGGTACTACTGTAATTGCTGGTGAAGATAGGATTTATTATAGAAAACCAAGAACTAGTACTATAAGCTCGTTATATAACGATACCTATGGTAAGGTTATTAATAAATCACTAGACTCATCAGTTGATAGTAATTATAACTCAGTTAAAGCAGTTCATATTCCAGGTCAGGTTTATTCTGATTTAGTAGCTACATGTACTCTTCAAATGAATGAACCACAAAGCCAAAGTACCACCGATAGTTCAACTATTGCTGGAGTTAGCACTAGCACGTCATCAAAAGATGCATACGTATTTGATGAATTGGGATTATATGATTATAGTGGAAAACATCTAACACATATTATTTTCCATCCAATCCAAAAAGCAGCTAATCGTGTATTGCAAATCAAATATACTATTCGTATTCAATTAGTTTAAGGAAAAATAGATGTATAAGATTTATAGAACAAACGGTGACTTTTATGCATCAGTTCCTGATAATATTGCAATAGGTCCAAATATACCATCACAAACTAGTACTCCAATTAATTTAATAGGTAGAAATAAAATATCATATGGCGTCGGTCATAATGAAAATTTTGTTTGGTTAACTGAGAATTTTTGTAATACTACAGCACCAACTTCTGCTATTAAAGGGCAGTTTTGGTATGATACAACAAATGATGCAGGAACTGGTGGTGAATTAAAAATAGCAATTATTGATGCTGCTACTGTAAGTACTGACTGGTTATCAGTTGCGACTGTTTCTAAAGTACAAACTCTTCCAAGTTCTTCATTAGATGGTAGATTAGTCATTTATAAAGATAATTCGTTAAAAATACGAATTAATTCTGAATGGTACGGAATTGTTACTGAATCACCAAGTACATCTAACACACAAACATCTCTAGATATTTTATATAATTATGATTCCGATGGTGATGGTGTTTACGATTCAGTTTATTTAAATTCTGCTAGTACATCGTATAATGTTGCTAGATTTAATGATGGTGCATATCTTGAAACACCAACTACTATTGGAGGAACAACATCAGGAACATTGCGATATGGTAAATCATATATGTTTACTGCATCAGTATTGTGTGCTGTTAAGAATTCTCCTAGTGTATACAAAGCATGGACTGTTCAAGGTACCTTCTATGTTGATACTGCTGCTAATCAAGCAGGAGAAGCAGATCCTCGTAAAATCTCAGCAATCTCAGCAACTGTTACACCGCTAGCTGGAAGTTCAAGTTCTCTAGGATATTTAAGTCTAGTTGTTAATGCTGATTCATCCGCACCACCTTCAGGAAGTACAGTATCTGAAATAGTAAGCGGTAATTATTACGGTTTATTGTTTAGTGCAATCACAGGGACGCATTCAGATGTTAATTTGAATTGGTCAGTTAGTATGAATATATCATCGGTTTAATTAAAAAAAAGGCGCATTAAGCGCCTTTTTTAATATCTTCTAGTTTTAAATCATTTAATACTGCATATGCACCAGGATGCATATATCTTGGCCAGTTATTAAAAGTAATCCATGCATAGCCGCAAGATTCGATATTTAATTTAGGAATAAATTCTTCTAGAACAAAAACAACAAATGAATAATATGTGAATGTGCTATTTGCAACAAAAACATTTATTTCTTTTATTGAATCAATTGAATTTTTATCTAAATTAATTTCTTCTTTTAATTCTCTATACAACGTGCTTACTGGATATTCTTCAGCTTCAACTTTTCCGCCAATAAATGCCCAATAGTTTGAGTATGTTACATTTTCTGATCGTTTATTAAGTAATATTCTTCCTGTATCAATTGCTACTATAATCGCGCCTACTGCTTTTTGCATATCATGTACCTGTGCAGTTTTTGGACTTATAAGAAATTTAAATTCCAATAACCAGGCTCATAAATTTCTTTAATAGAAGGTGTCCAATTTGTTTCTTTGTTATATTTATAAACCGCATTTTTACTAGTTACAAACGAAACAGCACCATCAGGAATATCAGTAAAGGTAAAGATACCACTATCAACGGTTAAAAGTTTAGTATTATCAAAAATAGTTCCATTTATATTAAAACTCGTTCCGTTATTAACAAAGGTACCAGCTCGGTTAACTGAGTAGAAATCCTGAGTATCATCAATAATGTAATCAATTTGAGTAAAAGTAGTCTGCGGTAATGAATTAAGAGTTAATGTGCAATTACCATTGATTATATTAGTAACATCACCTATAATAGGCGCTGAATCTTCTAAGACTTTTGATAATGAAATTGATAACGTATTATAATGAACAGCATAATAATCAATTAAACTTTCCCACTTAATTGGTTTATTATTAATTGATGTTGCTCCAGTACTTGAAAGCAACGTACATTGATATACATTTGTTTGCACTTGAGTTAATTTTATTTTGTGATTACCCGGTGTAAATACATCAAACATATTATCCCATTGACCTAAGTCTGGAATTTGCATATCATCTATACCAGGAGTTTTTAAATTAGTAATTACTTCAGTTATTAACTTAGCTCTTGATACTTTATTTGGTAATGTAAACCAAATCATAGTCTTGAACTTAAATGTACTAATATCTAAATCTGATGAAGTACCAGCTGGCCAAGATCTTGATGACAAATTATAATCAGTTAACTCAACATAATTAAAAGATGACCAATCAAGTGGATTAGTTGAGAGTTGTAATGGTACTGCTGGTGCAAATAATGTGACTATTTGTTCAAACAGTTCAAATTTGTTAGTTTGGTTTGTAGTCCAAATGTTTACACTGAATTCCATATCCCAAGGAACTGGATTAATTCTTTCAACTTCATAATAACCATCTAATTGATTAATATAATCTCCATTTTGATTTGTAGCATTAATTCCCTGAACTACATTATCAGCAATAGGCCCACGAACATTTTCTCTACTCATGTTAAGACTGTCAATGTTAATCACCATCATCGGTGCAGAATTCAAAATATTTTCTGAATTTTCTTTAATCGAATACGCAGCCTGTCTTGAAATATCTCCATATCTACATGGAACCCTACGCAGAGTAGGATTTCCATTTGAATCAATTCCGTCTTGTATTTGGAAGTTACTGAATAGTCTAATAAGATGCTTAATAACTCTAAGCATCTGACCATCATAACAATATTGTACTTTCATTTATTCACTCCCTAAAAGTCCGGTTGCTTTTAACGTATTATTTGAATTTTGTCTAGATGAGTGAACATTCCCTGAACCATCAGTATAAGTATCAGTATTATTAACAAACGAAGTTCTATAAACATCAGAACCAGTCCAAGGTTGTCTTCCGCCGTAACTAAATTTCCGCCATTTTGAATTTTCAAATTTCCAAAGAATAGGCGGAGTCATATCAGTACGCATAAACCATGTATTTTCAACCGGATTTTGCGGGAATTGTGACCCTTTTTGAACTGTATTAATATTTGGCAATTCTTCTCTCATATCTTGGATATTTCTCTTATTTGTAACAAGATAAGGTGGATGATTATTTTGCACCTCAATCCAAATACCATTAGTGTATTGTAATACATTTGAATTTTCTGTATATAATATAAAATATCCGCTTTTTGATGACGCTATTGGAAGAGTATATCCATTTTCAACGGTTACTGATTCCCATGATTTACTAAATTGTAATAAGGTGTAATCCTCATTTTGATTAAATCCAGCGCACCAACATAAATCACCATCAGATGCAGTATTTGGCAAAGTTTGATTATTATAAATTTCTAAATCAATTATTGCCCATGTATTGTTATACTCATAAAGTACTGGTTTAGTTTTCTTAATAAAATATTCACCTTCAGTAGCTGAATTTGGATATTCATATGAGGTTGCAATATCAGTAATATTAGGGACTAATAAAGGATCGTAAATCTGTTCATTATCCCAATGAATGTACGGGACTTCAGAATCTGCTTGCTGTACAATTA